GGGTTATATTTGACGAGATTCACGCCCAACCGAACCGCGAGCTTTGGGATGTAATGACGTTTGGTAGCGGCGCAGCTCGAAGAGAACCGCTCTACTGGATAATAACCACGGCCGGGGACGATCCAGATAAAAAGTCAATCGGTTGGGAGGTTCACGAATATGCGCGCCGCGTACAGGACGGAGAAATTGAGGACCCTTATTGGTATGTGAAAATATTCAGCGTTCCCGATGATTGCGATATATTCGACGAGGAAAACTGGTACATGGCGAACCCGAGCCTGGACGTTGCGATTAATATCGAAAGTGTGCGGCAGGAAGCAATCGGCGCACGCAACGATCCGGCAAAAGAGAGATTGTTCCGCTGGCTCCGACTGAACCAATGGGTGCAGCTTAAACGCATCAGTTGGTTGCCGCTGACGCTCTGGGACAACACAGAGGGCAAATGGGGCGTTTCGGATTTGACGGGAAAACGCTGTTATGGCGGCTTGGACCTATCGACAAATACGGACTTAACGGGGCTCGTACTTATCTTCCCACCGCAGGATGGCGTTGAAGGATTCCGTTTTATTTCAGAGGGTTGGATTCCAGAGGACGGCATGAAGGAGCGAACAAGGCAAGATCATGTGCCATATAAGCGATGGGTGGACGAGGAACATCTAGCCGCCACGCCTGGCGACACCATAGACTATCGATTCATTGAGGCGAGAATCCTGCAAATAAAACAGCAATACGATCTCATCGCAATAGGCACCGATCCATACAACAGCTTGATGTTGCAGCAGGTTCTTGAAGAGCAAGATGTTGATCTAGTAATGATTAAGCAGACAATGGCTGGTATGTCTCCGGCCATGAAAGAGATCGAGCGGTTGATGCGCACGGGGGAGATCACGCACGAGAGAAACCCGGCCGCGCGCTGGTGCTTCGGGAACGTAATCGTCGCAACAGACGGGAACCTGAACATAAAACCGATGAAGAATAGGTCTTTGGAACGCATCGACTTGACGGTGGCGGCAATAAACGCAATGGCACTCATGATCGAGACGGGCGCGAACAAGGTGAGCGTCTACGAGAAGCGCGGGATGCTCTCGCTGTTGTAAGGAGGTGGTAGTCTGAATGTAATACAGAGAATGGCAATGCGGGTGTTGAAAAACAGCTGCGCCGAATACGTCAGGGATTGGCTGGCGGGCGAGGACATACCGGGCGAAGATGGGAACATGCACATCGACGCCGAAACCGCGTTGAAGTATAGCGCGGTTTTTGCATGCTGCCGGGTCTTGGGCGAAACGTTCGCAAGTGCGCCATTTATGCTTTATCGGAAAACGAAGGATGGCCGCGAGGCCGTCGAGGATCATCCGCTTTATGATGTCATGCACAACCGCCCGAATGACGAAATGTCGCCGTTTGCTTTCAAGGAATGCATGATGAACAGCATGAACCTGGGCGGTAACGCGGTTGCGGAAAAACTGCTTGGTTCGCGTGGGGAACTGCTGGGCCTGTACCCATACCCGCATAACATGGTCAACATAAAGCGTGACACAGAAACCAGACGGCTCATTTATGAGATTCGAGATCCACGCGACAAGTTGATATCCAAGACGCTTAGGCGCGACCAGGTGTTCCACGTTGCGGGTCCGTCGCTTGATGGTGTTATCGGTATGTCGCCCATAAGTTACGCGGCGGGCGCGATACGGCTTGGCAAGCGGTATGAGGCGTTTGGAAATAAGCTGTTTGAAAACGCAGCAATCCCAAGCGGCGCTTTTATACTACCGGATTCGTTAAGCGAACCAGCAAAACAACAACTAAAAGAGGGCATAAAAAAGAACTACGCTGGCCTAAAACATGCTGGTGTGCCAATGCTGCTCGAAGGCGGTTTGGAATTTAAGCAATATACGATCAACCCCATTGATGCGCAACTGCTCGAATCGAAGTATTTCCAGATCGAAGATATCTGCCGGATGTACCGGGTTCCACAGCATCTTGTAAACAAACTAGACCGCTCAACGAACAACAACATAGAACACCAGTCGCTGGAATTTGTGATGTACACGATGCTCCCGTGGTTCAAACGCCACGAGGAGGCGAAGAACGCGCAACTGCTCACGCCGAAAGACCGCAAGGATGGACTGTATGGAGAATACAAGATCGACGGCCTCATGCGCGGCGATTCAAAGGCGCGCGCGTATATGTACGCGACAGGGCGACAGTGGGGATGGTTTACAATTAACGACATTTTACGGTTTGAGAACATGCCGACAGTAGGGCCGGAGGGTGATACCAGATTAACCCCGTTGAACATGGACGAAGTGGGGTCAGATCAAAACGATCGCGCGAAAGCGATTGCAAAAGAAACTGCAGCAATACTTGACGAAAGGAGGTAGCGCATGCCAAAATTCTGGAACTTTGTAAAAAACGCCGCGACGGAAACCGAGCCGGAAAGCGTGGAGTTGCGTATCGAGGGAGTGATAACGGACGAAGAGGATGCGTGGCTTTATGAGGCGGCTGGCATGGAAACGATCACGCCCAACGCGTTTAAAACGGAACTTGCGCAATTCGCGGGACGCGACATAACAGTCTGGATAAACAGTCCTGGCGGGCACACGCTTGCGGCGGCTGGAATATATACCGCGCTTAAAGAACACGCCGGGAAAGTGACAGTCAAGATTGACGGCGAGGCGTGTTCGGCGGCCTCGGTCGTTGCGATGTCAGGCGATGAAGTGTTAATGTCGCCCGTTGCATTAATGATGATACACAATCCGCTGACCGGTGCCATTGGTGATGCGAATGAAATGCGACACGTTGCCGATGTGCTTGATGAAGCAAAGGAAACGCTTATAAACGCGTATATGCTTAAATCAGGCAGGTCACGAAAACGCATATGGGAGATGATGGATGCCGAAACCTATATGAGCGCAAAAACAGCGGTGCGGGAGGGCTTCGCGGACGGCATGCTTTATGCCGAAGCGCAAAACACGGACAACATGCTAAACTTTACGTTTAGCCGCAGCGCTATCCAGAATTGCACAGTCGCCGCGATGAAGCGCATGGTTGCGCTCGTGTCGCCCGAGCATCGCATCATGGCACAAAACGAAAATGACGATCTGGAAAAGGTAAACGAGATCATAAAAGCCCTGCCGCAAGATGAGCGCAAAGAACTCGGACCGCGCTGGTTTTATGACGATGCCCAATATCGTTATGTAGAAGAAGGCAATGGAGAGTTAATCGGCTTCATGGAAAATCGGGCGACCGGCAAAAAAGGACACCTCAACGCGGCTGTACTACCAGCCTACAGGGGCAAAGGATACGCCAAATCAATGGTCGATAGGGCCATAGAGGCTGCGCCGAGCATTGGGTGCGAGAAAATATTCTGGATAACGAAACCGACCAACGAGGCCTCAAGAAAATTAGCAGAGAAGTGTGGTTTCGAATTGGTTTCAGAGGACGAGGATGCCGTGAAGTACGTTTTAAACCTACCGCCACCCGGCGATGATATAGAACTGGCAAAGGCAAAGGCAAGAGCAAGGTTGGCCCTAGAGTTAGCACTCTAAGGGTCATTTTTATACCCAAAAAGGGAGGAAAGAAAGTGAAATCCAAAGTGATGCTTAACCTGCTGGACGAACTGACCGCGAAGCAGGCGGAACTACAAGAAATATGCAACAAAAAAGACACTACCGTTGAGGAGGTAGAGGCCGCGACCCGTGCTCTTGATTCTGCGAGGGCGCGGGCAGAGGCGCAAAAGCTTCTCGATGAGGGCAAAGACTTTGACGCTGACGGGCGCGAGATTCCCGTGAATGAGCCGGTCAAGGCCGACCCGCAGGCAAAGGCGAAGCCCTTTAAATCGCTGGGCGACCAGCTTCGCGCGATCATCCAGTCCTCAAACAGGGGGTAACGGTAGACAATCGCTTGCTGGAAGTGCAGAACGCAACCGGCGCATCCGAGGGCGTGCCGAGCGACGGTGGGTTCCTCGTGCAGCAGGACTTCACAGCCGAACTGCTCAAAAACGTGTTTGCGGTTGGAACGCTTGCGAGCATGTGTTCCACAATGCCGATCAGCGCCAACTCCAATAGCGCAAAAATCAACGTCGTTGACGAAACGAGCCGCGCAGACGGCTATCGCGGCGGCGGGGCCGTTGCGTACTGGACTTCCGAAGCGGATACCGTAACGGCCGGGAAGATTAAGTTTGGGCAGGTCGAATGGAGCCTAAACAAACTCATGGCGATTTACTACGCGACGGACGAACTTCTCGCCGACGCATCCGCGCTTGAATCGCTATTCATGGAAGAATTCTCGAACGAGATCAAATTTAAGCTCGACGACGCGATTTTCCGTGGCGATGGCTCCGGCAAGCCGCTTGGCATCCTGAACTCTGGCGCGCTTGTTACGCAGGGTAAAGAGACCGGGCAGGCGGCAGATACCATAGTGGTAGAGAACATTTTCAACATGTATAGTCGCATGCTGGCGAGTTCTCGCCCGAACGCGGTATGGCTCATCAATCAAGAGCTAGAACCGCAGCTATGGAGCATGGTGCTTTCGTCAGGAACTGCTGGATACCCGGTATACTTGCCCGCGAACGGCGTCTCCGGGTCGCCGTACGGAACCCTGTTTGGGCGCAACGTCGTACCCATTGAGCACGCTTCGGCACTGGGCGATGTAGGTGATATCGTGATTGCCGACATGAAAAAGTATCGGCTTGCCGACAAGGGCGGCATGAAGGCGGCCAGTTCCATCCATGTG